TCAATCTTTCCACGAAGAACTGAAGGATTAATCTCTCCACCCTGATCATTTGAAATGATGTGGAACTCTGGTTTTCCTTGAAGATTCTTTGCATGCCAATCCTTAAGCATATCCAATTCTACTTCACCATTGCTTAGTTTTCTGTGAGACCAACGACCTTCTCCCATAATTGTAAACACACGGTTACGAACTTCTGTTTCACTCATCTCAAGACTGATAACCAATGGGCTACGACCCTGTTTCCAGGCCTGTACAGCGAAGTAGAGAGCCAACCAGGACTTTCCGATACCAGGATATGCCAAGAAGACTCCCAACTGCCCTGGCATGATTCCAGATGGAAGATAGTTGTCAAACCCTGGCAAGCCAGTCTTTATACCTACATGCCCAAGTGCTTGCTGCTTCTTTACATTTTCAAAGTAAGCAATTGCAGACTCTAAGTCTGTAACATCAATATCACGAATTGCCGATGTATTCTTTTTTAATTCTGAAGTCTTTGTAATAAGGTCGTTTAGTGCAACTACTCCCTGATTATTTTGAACATTGCCTGCAGCAGATCTTATAATATCTTTAAGGCTATCATTTAAATACTCACCCTGTAACTCTTCAAGGTGATGCTTTGTTGCACCAATCCCTACTGCTGGCTCAAAATCTCTAAACTTTTCAGTAACTAATTCTACTGGTGGAAGAACAGAATTGTTCTCAAAATATAGTCTAATAAAGTTCCAAATATCTACATGAGTTCTTAGGAGGTTGTCAACATTTGCCTGAAGAAGAACATGTATTTGCTTATCTTTTAAAACAGCCGTAAGTAATTTTGCCTCTGTATTATTCACTTAACCACTCCTTAGCCATTTTTCTACGCTCTGCCCTATCGTTTTCGTCTTTTGCTTTATCTTTTTTTGCTTGTAAAATTTTTTCTGCGTTGTATGCAAAGTAGTTCCAGGATGGGCTAACCGCAACCAAGAAATAATACTCAAGTATATCGTAGCATACTGAAACTCCATAAGATTCAATCAGAGCATCAGAAGCCCACTGCTCAACATTTAAATTGAGAGATGGCTTTGACTCGTACTTTGCAGTATGATACTTGCTGTATCTTGAAAGCAAAGCCATTCGGTCTTTGCGTTCAGCCATTATTCGTTAATCTCAGCCTTTGCCTCGTTAATCTTTTCAGTTAACTTGTCCTCTACAAACTTATAAACACGATCAAAAGCCTGATCTGGACTTTCTCCATTTCGTCTTGAATCAGTAACGCCAAGATCAAGTCTTAGTGATTGAAAGTTTCCTAGGTTAAGCGTGTACCCTAATGTAACAGATACCCTTGTCTCTTCGTTTTCCATTTTATACCCTTCGTTAAATAGATTCAGACCATAGTGGAATAAATCGTCCATCTTCAGTTCTCGTATATGTAAGTATACCATCGCCCATTCTTCGTGTCAACTCTTGTTTACTGGGCGTAATATCATTAGTAATTAACTTATCTTTTCTTGGTCTTCCAATATGTCTTGTAGCAAGTATATCACGTATCTCTCTTACTTGCGACTCTGAATAATATGATCTTACTTGCCATCCTCTGTCCCCTCCTTTTTGGGAGCCAGTTGGAAATGGTATTGAACCATTTTTCATAAGTGATGGCATATATTTTTTGTGACGATTGACTAGGTCTGCAGTCTGACCAACAGTGTAGGCTCTTTCTCTTTTATTTTTAAAATCACTAATTAAACAACTTTCAATTTGATCTTTTGTGATATTATAAACAGACATTATTCCATTAGACTGATTCAAATGATAAATTCTTACAAGGCTACCATTAAGAAACCAAACTTTTTTATTTGCTTTTATTACAGGGAGGCTATTGTAGCCTTCGCTCTTAATTGTTCCTTTTTTAGTAGCCATCTTCCCTCTTCATAATTCTGTGCTGGATTAAAAAATTTTCTATTTCCACATATAATACAAAAAGTTTCCATATGGCTATGTTCACTAAATATCCTATCAATGAACATTCGCCCTTTGCATCTATTACATAAAAGCATTAATTTGGTATGCCAATAACAATTAGGTTAATACCAATACTAGTGTCTCCACCTGTATTAAATTTTACTGTTCCGTCTACTCTTGAGGTTGAGATACTCTTTATTGTTACCGTCACATCTTTTCCAGCATCAGTATTTCCAACGTTGATTGGGGTTGCAGTGACGATGGGTGCAAACTTAAAGTCAGTATTAAAGTTATAAAAGAATGGTTGAGAAGATCCAGCAGTTTGCGTTTGGCTTGTAGTGACCTGGACGTAGCCTCCTATTATTCTGGTTTCAGAAGTTTTGGCGCTTTGTTGTCCATTTTGAACAGTATCAACTGTGACATATTTATAGGTCGACGGAGAAACCTGAACTGCAAGATCATTGAGTTCTTTAACAATTTGATAAATATATGTTACATCTAGAGGTTGTCCACGCTCTGGTAATGGTAATATAGACATAATATAATTATACCAGAGACTTCAGTCCAGAGTTGTAAACTTGCAAAGAACCATTTATTGCTGGATTAATTGATGATATTTGAACCACAACTCTGACAGAGGTTGTGCCATTTTTTAAAAATGAATAACTAGAGTTATTACATGTTCCAACATGTATAAAGTTTCCACCATCAAATGAAGCAAAAACATCGTATAGTACTTGCGTTGATGAGCCTGACCCATTTGACCAGTTTACAAGTATAGTGTTACCAATAACATTCACGTCCCCTGGTAAAACCAAAACTGGTACAGATTCTACTAAAAATAATTGCGACCATGCTGACTTTCTGTTTTTATCCTCTGCTACTATTCTAAATCTAACTACATTTGAATTAGATGTTGTTACTTTTCCAAGTAATTCTTTTTTAATAATAACATTTTTTATTCCAGCATCAGCCATTATGCCACATCCAAAGAAAACCTAAACTCTATATAGTTGGTTGTATTTGCTGATTTAATAATTGTTTTTGCATCTGTACTTCTAATAACTGAATAACCAGTCATTCCGTAAACAGAGTTTGTTGATGTTGTATTTTCAAGTCTAAGCCCATCTAAACAAACATAAAAGTCTGAAGTCGGGGCAGAGTCTTTTATTACTGAAGAATAAATTCTTACAGTATTTATATCTGACCATGCAAAATTGTCACTCTTGTAAAGTTCTTGTATTTGTTTTGATATTACAAAATATCTGTTTGTTGCAAAGTTAACTCCTGGGTCATTGTAATTTATTTCTGCTTCAAACCTTGCCCAAGATCCAGTTGCAAAAGTTCCAGAAGATGAAAACTCAACAATGACTCTAACCTTGTCTGGAATTGTTACTGCTGCACCATTTTTATTTATTAGAGAAAATGCAAGCCTTAACTCATCAGTTGGTGAATTTTTGCTTAGGTCAATAGCAGTATCACTTAACTGAATATAGTTAGAGCCACTCTCTGCAATTAAATGATTAGCACTATTTTTAGATATGTTTGCATTGTTTCCCACAATAGCAATAATATTATTTAAGAACCTGCATCTCTCATATCTAAGAACCCTGTTCGAGTTTGTAAAAGTTTTATTGTCTGCATTGGTTTGAAAAACTGGATATACCTGATTAATAACATTTGTTTCAACATCATTTATTAAATAACCAGATGATTCAAAAGTTGCTACGACAGGACTAGCACTTTGAAGAGTAAAAGATGTAGTGGTTGGAACTGACACAATGTTTTTATTTGATAGATTAAAACTGGATGGAAGTATGCCCGATACTGATATCTGTGTTCCAGTTGTCAATCCGTGGGGAGTATCAGTTGTATAAGTTATGGTAGTCCCTGATGCCACAGCATTTGTTACAGTAACAATCCTGTCATCTAGTGGTTCATATATTGAAATAATTTCAGATGCTTGAGATCCATACTTCCAATTATCAGTATCTGAAAATGAATAAATGGTTTTACTATCTGAATTTCCTGCTGCTGGGTTGGATGCACCAGAATATATTCCTACTTCAGTTATTTCATACCTATCTTGAGTCGGCAGTTCTGCTGTCAATACAACCTTTGACACTCCATCTTCACTAACAAATCCTCGTGAAATAATTGGTACACGAAACATTTCAAAACTAAGAGATTTTTTGTTTGAAAAGTCTTGATCAGATAAGTTGTCATCTGTAGACAATGGCTTTACTCCACACCCTATAGCAATGTGTGATGCATAGGATGGAGTTTGGCCTACTAAATATTTGGCTAAAATATTTTTACCTGTATTAGTTATCATTTATTTCCTCACTCATATATTGTACCATCAAAGATTCCTCCACTTAGTAAGGTTTGAACTTCTGCTTGCATACCATCTTTTATATTAATAAGGTTTATGACTAGATCACCAGTTAATGGGTCTATATAAATAGACTTACAGTTTGGCACTTTAACTCCAGCCACCAGGTCATACCCTGTACCACATTCTGGCAAGTAGTCAAGAATTGAAATAGAAAGAGACTTAAAGAATGAGTCAGAGGATTGCAGTCTTAGAATATTGTTTGGATTGTATTGTAAATATAGATCTGTTAAATTTTTAATTGGAGCATAGACAACTTTTTGTCCATTAACTAGATCATGTCTTGATATTGTTGCTAGTTCGTGGCCACCAATATCTTCAAATAACAGATCAGTCATTATATCAATTGGCATTAACTCGTCATAATTTAAAATTAAATCAGGGGTTGCAATTTTAACTGCACTGACATCTAACTGTGTTTGTGGATCTGGAAGGTTTGCTACCGCATCATTTGCCATTACACTACCTCACTTAAGAATAAGGTCATCTCTGGACCATTAGAACTTCTTGAATAGTCTATGTTATAAACCACAAACCTACTTAGTGGATCGGACACTTGACTCACTGTATTTTCTTCATAATCCAAAGTCACTATATCTCCTAGTTGAATTGTTGGAATTGAAAAAATTTTAACACCAACAGATTTTCTTGGTTTTGATATTTTATCAATAACCCATTTCATTAAACTTTTTGCATCATCATGCGACTGAATGTATTGTGCGTTTAATGTAAAATCTTTTTTGCCGTATGTCATTCTGCTTAACTTTATATCTTCATAATCCTTTTTAAATTTATATGGATTTGATACTGTTTTATCTGTTAAAAATTGTGGATTAGAAAGATCACTATTTTTATTAAAATAATCATCTACTGTCATTTTGTTATCTGATTGCTGTGTAAATGTAATGCCCTGTATTCTTAAATAGTTTCCAGTTGTTTCATCCAAACTAATGGCAGTGTCTGTTGAGTTTAAGACTAAAAACTCTGCCCCATATGAACCAGCCCTAAATCCAGAAACAACATAACCTTTTATTTTATTAAATGTTGGAGATATTTTAGCGGTAAGTGCTGGAAAGGCTTTATCATATTTAAACTTAAATGTTGCAGCCTCTCGCATAATGCTGCCAAATTCTTCAAAATAAATATTGTACTTAGGCATTTCAGAAGAACCTATGCCAGCAAGATAGGTATTTTGAATTAATCCACTAAGGGCATACTTTCTAAATGATTCATTTGCATCAATATCAGAATCTCCAAACACAGAATTTACAGGTGCACCTAAAGAGAATGAAGTATTTTGAGAATAATTATTGCAAAGCGCATAAACATTTTCAAACATTATTTTTGAAGATCCTCTTGTAAATAATGCTATGTTTGAATATGCTGGAAGTGGGTCTAAGTCATCTACTGTTTTTATTAATCTGCCGTTTAAATATAAGAAAAAGCGTCTTAAATTTCCAATGTCTTCGTACTCTACAGCAAGATCGTAAACTGTAGTATTTTCCTCAGCAACCATCCTTGCTTGGCCAGTAAATCTTCCTGCGTCTACAGTAATCTCACCTAAGCCTTCCCAAAGTTTAACTGGTATAGCCTTTCCATTTTCAGATTTAACTTTATAAAAAAGAACGTTAGAGACTCCCTGTCTTTCTTCTTCTGACAGTTGTCCAAGTCCCAGTGCTGCTATTTCGAAATAATACCCAACGTTTGTTGTTGGATTTAACATGAATGAAAGCCCTCCAGAACCACCAGATATATTTATATTTTTATCTGGGCTGCTACCATTAACAACATAGTACGTTGATGCTCCATTAGAGGTTTGGCCCCTATCAAGATTGTTTTCTATTTTACCAACAATTCTCATTCTTGTTCCAAAGTGTTTATATTTTTTTTCTAGATTTTTATGAACATAAGAAACAAAGTCTCTAGGTTTTTCTGCTGTTGTAAAGTTGGGACCTGTCAAAGAAAGAGCAGAAGACTGAAGTGTTCCAGACTGTACTTTTGTCAATGTATTGATTTCTCCTATAAAAGATGTTGACATAAAGTTTTTAATAATTCCACTTCTTGATGAAGTTTTAGCAAGTGCATCTGATGAAATTCCAGAGTTTGTTGTTTTTCCAGAAGATGAGTCAGTTGTTGTTGGCACAGTTAGGTCAGTTTCAAACAAATATTTAGAGTCCATATAACATCCCTTAACATTGTCATCAGACTTCCAGTAATCGGATATTCCAGAACTGTGTGCTACAACCTCGGTACCAAACTGACCACGACCATGCTTGCTTACATCTCCATTTTGTAAACTTGTGATCCCATCTTTTTCAAAATATTTTGGTTCAGAGTATATTCTTACTAGTCCAGTTGGATAAATTTTTCCATTAAATGGAAGTTTGGCAAAATAGTTTTGATAATCCTCGACAGAAGTTATCCACACATTTCCTATACCTCCCACATTATATTGCACTGCATCATATTTTATAATTTCTCCTTGAGAATAAAAGTATCCATTATATCTTGTAATCCAATATACTGCTTCTCCAAGACTAAAAGTATTGTTTATTAATACATTGTTTTTAACTATAGGAAGTTCTGAAGATAAATCTGAGTTTAATGGTATTGCACTAAGAACGTATGCCGATTGATTACCAACTTCATTATTTATAGATTTTGTATTTTCAGTTCCAGAAACTTCCCACAGTAATGCTGGCTTGTACGTATAATATCTTTCTCCATCCACAAGACTTGCTTGCTTTATGGATCCAACAGACCTTTGTATATGCCTTACCTGATAATTAATTGTTCCGCCATTGTATACAGATTGGTCTTGAGATGAAACGGTGATTATGTTTGATAATTTTGTAGTGGTTTTTTGATTTTGAACTCTTCCTACTGTTTCAAAATCTTTTGTTCCTTTAAGTTCAAATGTGGCGGGTCTTTCTTCTTTTGTTGGAAGTATGTAGTTTTTGCTCATCATTACAAAATTATTGTATTCATCAAAGAACATTGCAGTCTGTGTTGATATGGCAAGGCCTTGAAGAATTTCAGCAACATTGCTACCTGGAGAAACAAAAAAATATGGGATAATCATTTCTTTTTCTCCAGCAACTCTTTTAAATGTATAGTTTGCAAACCCAATATAGTCAAGCAAAAGTGAGACTGCCGAACTTACTGAAACCTCTGTCATCAATATTTCTGGAGCCTCCATAGACTCTAGATACCAAAACATATCTCTTAGGTTCATGGATATTCTTTTATTAATAATATCTGCTTTTGGGAAAGAGTCTGAATATAATGTTTTCATTGGAACGTAATAATCCCATCCATCAACATCAACTATTACTTCATAAAATTTTATTTGAACATGTCTTGTTATGTATTTTGCAATTATGCTATCAATATTATTTTCATTAAATCCTTGATCATAGTCAAACAGTGTGATGTTTCCATTTGATGCAACTAGTTGACCAACTGGCAAACCAGAAAGACCAAGATCTGATGCACTTTTGTTTATAGAGTAATCTAAAGTTTTATCTGATAAGTTAACTGAAAGTCTTGGAGATATTTCTATAAGGTCAAATGTTGCATCTTTTGATGTCATTGTTTCAACAACAACCCTTACTCCAGAAATATACTCAAACTCTCTATATTGTTTCTTACCATCAACCACCTTTATGAATGAACTAGGGTTTGTTACGTCTGTTACAAAGTTTGTTAGTCTGTTTGTTTGTGTGTCTTCTAAATACCAGCCATATTTTGGGGTCTTGGTTACATACTGTGTACCGTCCCAAATATGGTACGTTCCAATATCATTTTCATTTTCTTTAATTAAATATGCATATCCAACTACAGACTTTTCTGGAAGAAGGTCTACGCTTGTATATGTCTCCGCTATAACAAAATTTAAAACCCAGTCTTCTGGTACCACTAATCCGTACGCAATCTCAACATATCCATCACTTGGAATTACAGGAGAATCGTCTTTTCTTCGTATTGATGGATTGAAAGATATTATATTCTCCCAATTTCCATTTTTTAAAAATTGTATTTTCCATTTGCTTGGAGTTTTTTGATTTGTTTCTCCATAGAAGGGGTCAGAAAATGATCCAATAGACGATGAGAAAGGACCAAGATTTTCTGTTCCTATGTGGGTTTGCATTTTTATAACAACCCTATTGGCTGGTATATTTTCTTTATAAACAACAAAAGGACAGGCATCTTCTATGTTGTACTGTGAACCACGAATACTAGATGCAATACCATACTCTTGTCCAAACTCTGTTCTATATGAAGTCCAGTATTTAAAAATATCTTCTCTGTCTGGCATATAGTATCTTGGTCTGTCTGCCATTACAAGGTTTGGGTGGTGGAGTTTCCTATTTTGAAAAAATGCTGCTTTATTAATTCCAGACCTAGGTCGAAACTGATTAAAACAATCTTCTAAAGAATAAAGACTTTTAAGTTTTTCTTTTTTAGTAAGTAGAGTTGTTGGTAAGCCAGCATTGTCATAAGATCCATCAAGAACAATATCGGCATCTGTTGCCCCAGTATAAAAATTACCAGAATCATTAATATCAAAACTTGTAGGTAGTGATGAGTATACAGACCCTGTCTGTGTTGGTCGAAACCTATAATTTCCTATGTGTTTAATGTTGGTTGGTATGTTCATGTTCCATTCAGCAACTACAAGAGATTTGTTTCTTATCGTTGGGGATGTTTCTAAAAAGTTTTGTAAATC